GCTTTTGCTGGAGCTTGGCAAAGCTTTGCAGCCAAGCCTACTAAGGCTATGTCTATATTAGAAACTCATTTGGGAATTAAACGGGGGGAGGGTTCTCCAGATTCTCCAGAGAAGTTTGAAGAAGAATATATTAAAGCCGCTAAGAATATAATTGGTGTTGACCTAGCACAACGGAGAGTTAATGAAGTAATATCTTGGCAACAATCTAATTCTTTAAGAGAACTTCTCCCAGACCAAAAAGATCGGGAAGCCTTGTGGGAAAAAATTCAACGTAAACAGGCTGAAAAGATTACTGAGGTGGATGGAGTTAAAACATATGAACCTCTTCTTACTGGGAAAGAAAAAGAAGCTTTCGATTTATATAAATCTTTTACAAAAGAAACCGGAGAACGTGCCGAGAAATTGGGTATCATTGATGGTCTCTTGGAGCACTATGCTACTCGTATTATTGATTTTGGTAATGTAGATCAATCTACAAAAGACGCTCTGCTGCAGCAAATTCTCAATACAGACCGCCCAATACCTGGAACTAAAACAACTTCTAGATACAGTAAACATAGAACTGCACCAGACTTTGGTGAATTTATGGATAAGATTACAAGTCTAGGTCTTAAATTAAAGACTACAGATCTAGCCCATGTTCATGAGATCTATTCAAGATCTATGTTGGACGCTATTACTAATAAAGAAGCTATTGACGGTCTTCGTAAATTAAGAACAGAGCCAGATCACATTAGAATAAATGGTGTTGCAGTTAAACGTGGAATTCCTCTTCTTGTTAATATGATGAGAGAGGGTGTTCCTTCTGGATATAAAGTAATAGAGGATAATATGTTTAAGGGGTTTGCTGTTCATCCTGATGTATATCCTGCTATGAAACATATGCTAGCTGCTAGAGAACCTGGTCCTATTATACAAGCCCTTAGTATTCTTACCAATGCTATTAAGAGACTCAATGTATCGTGGAGTTTATTCCATGCTAAGTCTCTTATAGAAGCTCACATACTTGCTGGTGGTCTAGATCAGAAAGGTTCTATTGGAATGAAAGAATCTCTTAGGATGTTTGCAGAAGCCCATCCAGATGTTTTAGAAGCTATTATGAATGGTCTTATAATAGGTACTCCTGAAGATGTGACTCGTGGTGTTCTTGGAACTTCTGGCAAATTGGCTGATGAATTCTTTTCTAAGTTTGGTTATGGAAAGGAATACATGGAAAAGGCTATGACAGCCATTGAAACTAAAACAATGGGTAAACTAGATAAGTTTACTTGGGACTACCTTCATACTGGTTTAAAGATTAATACGTATCTGAAGTATCTTGAGAAGATGCAAATAGACCACCCAGAACTATTTAAAACTGCTGAAGGTCGTGCGAAACAAATCCGAGAAATAACCAGAATGATTAATAATACTTATGGGGGTTTGGACTGGTATGACATCGCTAGACAGTCGACAACAAAGCTTGGAGAAACCCTCTCGATGGCAGCCTTCAGTCCTGAAGGTCGGAGAAATCTACAGTTACTGCTTTTTGCACCTGACTGGACAATATCCACATTTAGAGCGTTCTCAACTGCTCTCCCCAAATCCCTATCAGATCCTTCAAGATGGGACCTTAGGGGGGGAATTAAGGGTCTTATTAAACCTAAGACTCAAGGAGATCTGGCCCGACGGTATCAGGCTAGATTAGCTGTTACATACCTCACGGCTATGAATCTTGCTAATTGGGCAACCTCTGGTAGAAATATTTGGGAGAATCAAGACCCCACCAGACTAGAATTTAAGGACGGGACTAGTGTTCAACTAGCCAAACATGCTATGGAACCATGGCATATGTTTGAAGATTCAGATAAAGCAATTGCTAACAAACTAGGATTCTTTCCAAAAGCCTTTACAATTGGGCTGACGGGCACAGAATATGCGTCCCCTTATGCTCCTAAGTTAAAAGACAATACAGTCACTGGCAGGCTTAAAGCAGCCCTATCGGGTGCTCTACCATTTCAGGTTCAGGGAGCTATGGGTGGGAAGACTCTTACAGAGGGCCTTATTAAAGGCGCGGCTGGTATGGTAGGTTTTCCTGTTTACGGTAAAGGGGGCAAACCCCAAGGAGAGTCTAGTGACTTCCACAGGAAGACCGCGGCTGCTCTAGATAGACCTTCTATGTTTGAAGAGACTCATTCCTATCCCAATAAGGACAAATCTCCTGGAGAGATGAAAGAGAACTTTGAAATGGGTAAGCAGGGCCGTAGGCCTCTTATACGGGATACAGATGCCATTAAAGCTCGTATGCTTAAAGAGTCTGGGTATAAGAATGTTAACCCGGCTAACTATGAACTGGATCACATAGTCCCTCGTTCTCTCGGTGGTTCTGATTCTGAATCCAACCTATTCCCAATGTCTCGATATGGGAAATGGAATGCCGATAAGAAAGATGATCTTGAGTATGTGATGCTCAAGATGGTAAAGAATAATGAGATTTCCCTTAAAGGAGCCCAACAAGTGTTTAAAGATGACTGGGTAGAGGGGTATAAGATGTATGTTCCTTCACATGAACACTATGTAGAAGAACGGAAACGCCTAGGAGAAGCGGATTGAATTTATTAATAATTGATTTTGATGGTCTTGGATTAGATTTGGCTTTACGGGCCCAGGCTTATGGACACGAAGTTCGTTGGTTTGTTAGACATGAGCCCAATGGAGATAGAAATTTAGTTGGGGATGGTCTTATTAAACGTGTAGCCCATTGGGAAGACCACATGAAGTGGGCTGATTTAATCTTCACTACAGACAACTGTAAGTACATTTATCCATTAGAACGGTACCGTGATAAAGGATACCCCATCTTCGGCCCTTCCATAGATACGGCTAGATGGGAACAAGACCGTACTCATGGGGAAGGGGTGATGAAACAGGCTGGTATTAAGACTATTCCTAGTACAGAATTCCACAACTACGACGACGCTATTGCTTTTATACAAAAGAATCCAGGAAGATATGTATCCAAACCTCTTGGTGATGGAAATAAAGCCCTCTCTTATGTAGCACAAGATGCTGCTGAAATGCTCTATATGTTAACATATTGGAAAAAGAAGAATGCCTATAAGGGTTCCTTTATCCTTCAAGAGTTTCATAAAGGTATTGAAATGGCTGTGGGGGGTTGGTTTGGTCCTGGTGGCTTTAGTAAGAATGTTCTAGAGAACTGGGAATTTAAGAAGTTTATGAATGATGATTTGGGTGTTGCTACTGGTGAACAAGGAACTATTCTACGATATACAGAAGAGTCTCTACTTGCTGAGAAGGTCTTATATCCACTGGAAGGATTCCTTCACGGACTTAACTACACTGGTTATATAGATGTTAATTGTATTATAGATAAACAGGGTACTCCCTGGCCTCTTGAATTCACTACTAGACCTGGATGGCCTCTCTTTCAAATCCAACAAGCTCTCCATAAAGGAGACCCAATTCAATGGATGAAAGACCTGCTGAATGGTAAGGACACATTAAGGGTTTCTCATGATATTGCTTGTGGCGTTGTTATTTCTATACCTGATTATCCGTATTCAAAACTTTCAAAGAAAGATGTCTCTGGATTCCCTCTCTGGGGAATCACAGAAGATGATGCCCTTAAAAACATCCACCTCTCCTTTGTTAAGCTTGGAACAGCCCCAGAGATGGACGGGGATAAAATAAAGATGGATGTACCAATGTATGTGACAGCCGGGCAATATGTCTGCACTGTCTCTGGTACAGGTAAGACTGTTGAAAGTGCTAAATGTAGCGCATATGATACAATTAAAGACAAGATTCATATTCCCAATTCTATTATGTATCGGACAGATATAGGCTGTCGATTGGAAGAACAATTGGATGAATTACACGATAACGGATATTGTTTAGATATGGTTTATGAATAATGGCTAAACCACTCCCACCCATACCCCAAAACCCTATTGAAGAATCACATGTTTGGCGTGAATGGTTTACTGTGGCACAACAAAATGGAAGTTTCCTTAGTAATGCTGTGTCCAGTAATGTTCTTACTGCTAATGGCCAGGGAGAGTTATTTGTTGGTTACGGCACTAATGGCGCAGGTTCCTTGGGGTCGTTGCCTTAC